TGTATCTAATAATCTAGCTCTACTATGGCTGTTTACCATAGCCGCTGCTGGGTCTATTCTATTTTTGCTTTTTGCTTTGTCTAGACATATATTCCCATTAGGATCTTGTCTAGTAATACAATTACTTATTGCCCAAGCAAGAACAGGATTTTGATTGTGTACAATTTTAGTTTGATACACTAATGCTAATATATCTTTTGTTGGTTCAGATAGTGTTGCATACCCTTGCCTTACTGCTACCATTATGAAACCTTCATTTTCCAAATCATTAGCGATTTGTGTTGAATTCCATGGATCAAAACATATTTCTTTTATTTGGAATTTAACTGCTGCAGTTCTGATGTATGCTTTTACGAATTCGTAATCTACTACATCTCCTGGTGTTGCTGTTATATATCCTTGTTTTATCCATACTGAGTATGGAACTCTATCTACTTTTTCTTTTTCCAACACTCTATTTTCTGGAATAAAACTATGCGACAACATTACATACCTTCCATCATCTAGTCTGAATTCTAGATTTACAGATGTTAAGTCAGTTGTTGCTGACAAGTCTAGTCCGCAGTAGCATTCTTTTCCTAGTAGTTCCGCTTCTGGTACAAATCCATTGCACAAATGCCATTTGCTCATATCCATCCAAGCCACATCCGAATTAACCCATTGATTAAGGTACAATCTTCTGAATCCAGCCTCTAATGACGGAATTTCTTTAGCTCTTGTTGCAGTTTGTCTAAATTCCTCTAGACTTCTAAATACACCCAATGCAGGATTTGCTATAAACCAAGTTTTTTCATCCCATATATCTGCATCTGCTGGTGCTTCATATATTACGGGGTAGAATGTCTTATCATATTCTTCTCCTCTTTCTTTTTTCCCAATTTGCATTTTTGAATAATTGTATAGTTCATAGCATATTCCATTTGTGTCAGCTCCTGCAGTTGTTATACTTATGAATAATGGTTGCCTACGAGCTCCCATCGATGTTTTTAATACATCGTACAATTCTCTATTTGGAGCCTCATGTATTTCATCATAAATTACTACATGAGCATTAAAACCATGAGCGGTTCCTGCTTCTGCAGATATTGCTCTATAAAATGAGTTGGTATCATATCTTACAATTCTCTTTTGTGATTCAATTATTTTGCATCTGCTTGATAATGCTCTATTCATACGAATCATTGCACAACAAGCTTGATATACTTTTGTTGCCTGTTCCCTTGATGTTGCCGCACTATATATTTCTGCACCATACTCATCATCCATAAATAGACAATAAAGTACAAGTGCGGCTATTAGTTCTGTTTTTCCATTTTTTCTTGGCAAAAAAATAAAAGCCTCTCGAATTTCTCGAAAGCCTTCCTCATTTACTGTTCCAAATATATCTTTTATCATTTTTTCTTGGAATGGCATTAAATTAAATGGATGTTTTGCATATTCCCCTTGTGTGTTTCTTAACAGTTTTACAAATCCTACCGCTCTTTGTGCTCTTTCTTCATCATACATTAGTGCATCGACTTCCTAAACAATGATTCCATTTCATCTTCATCTTGTTCTCCTGGCAACTGCATTCTGCCTCTACTGCTAGGAGTAAGACCAAACTCTGTCATAAAATCCTTACATAGTTTTAAGTATTTTTGAGCAATAGCCACTTGCGGTAACTGTTGAATATATTTGCTCTTTTGATTAGGTTGAAATATTGTACTACCTAATTCATCCATTTGTTTTTCTGCCTCTATATATCTGCTCCAACATTTACAATATGCTTCTAATGCTTTTGTATCTGCTTCTGTCATTAGTTTGCTATTTGCTAACATTGGAGCAACTCTATTCCATTCTTCTTTTGCTATTTCATCCAGCCACTCTGGTGCATTTGGATACTCCCCTGGCTGATATTCTTTCATTTTTACTTCATTGCTTATTCTATCTTCTAGTCTTATTTTAGAGGGATTTCCATTTAGTATGTGCATTTGAGTAGGCTTTGGTTTTCTTCCTGGTGTTGCCATACTGCATCCCTCCTACTTAAATATTTCATTATATGTATATTCTTTATTTTCTCTTATGATTTTTATATCTTCTGTACTTTGCTTTTCTTGTATATATCTTTTTATAATCGCATCACAATATATTGGATCTAGTTCTACTAGATATGCTATCCTATCTAATTTTTCTGCAGTCATCAATGTGCTTCCGCTTCCACCAAATAAATCTAAAACAATATCTCCTTTTGCAGAACTGTTTTGCATTAGAATTCCTAATAGCCCAAGTGGTTTCATTGTTGGATGCAGTTTGTTCTTTTTCGGTCTTTCATACTCGATTACACTAGTTGGAATTCCTTTTTGATATTCCTCTATTAATTCTAGTAATTCTTTTTTACTCATTTTCTTTAGTTCATCTATTTCTGTTTCGAATATTGTAGATTGGCTTCTGCCACCATACCAAGTATGTCCTGCACCTTCTTTCCAACCATATAGTATTGGTTCATGCCTCCATTGATAATCTTGACGGCCCAATACAAATTGATTTTTTAGCCAAATCAAACACTCTGCCATTTTATATCCAGCATCAATAAAAGCTTTTCTAAAAGCATACCCTCCAACATCAGAGTGGAACACATATATCGGAGCTCCTTCTCTTGAAAAGTCATACATACATTTATGGGCATAATATAGAAACTTTTCGAATTCATCCTCCTCCATATTGTCATTCATTATTTTCATTCCTGTAGAATTACTTTGATAATTAACATTATATGGTGGATCTGTTATTACTAAATCAGCAAGTTTTCCATTCATTAGTTTTTCGACATCAGCTCCATTTGTACTATCTCCGCATATTAGTCTGTGTCTACCTAATTGGATTATATCTCCAAATTGAATATTTGCACTTTCTTCTTTTATAACAGCATCCAAGTCAAAGTCATCTTCTATAACTTCTTCTTGTACACCTAGCATACCAAGTTCTGCAATGTCGAAACCTGTTATTTCTGCCAATCCTATCCCTTGCAATTCTGATAATAAGTCTTTTAGTTTATCCTTATCCCAGTCACCCGAAATTTTATTCAACGCTATATTTAACGCTTTTTCTTTGTCCTTATCTACATCTATTACTACACATTGTATTTCTGTATATCCCATGTCTTTTAGGACTTTATATCTCTGGTGGCCGCCTATTATCGTACCATCTTTATTTGCTATTACTGGATCCACATATCCAAATTCTTGGATACTCTTTCTTATTTTTTCGAACTCTTTATCTCCTGGCTTTAAGTCTATTCTTGGATTATATTCTGCAGGTTTTAGTTCGTTTATGTTTATGCTTCTAAATTCCATTTTCTAATCATCTACCTTTTCCCATTTTCCTTCTGTTCCTATTTGTCCTTCTGCAGCAATTTTTTGATATATAACATTATCTCTTAATTCTAAAAAGTTAATTATTCCTTTTGGAGTTAAGTCATAACTATCTACAATTATTTTTTCAAGTTCTTTGTCTGATATTTTTCCTGTTCCAAATGTATTTATATTGATTGATACTGGTTCTTTAACACCTATTGCATAAGCTAATTGAACTTGACATCTATCTGCAAGATTTTTAGCAACAATTTTCTTAGCAATATACCTTGCCATATAAGCACCGCTTCTATCTACTTTAGTAGGGTCTTTTCCACTAAATGCACCACCACCATGTGGACAATATCCACCATAAGTGTCTACTATAATTTTTCTACCTGTTAATCCAGAATCTCCAGATGGTCCACCTAAAACAAAATTACCAGATGGATTTATTAGTATTTTTGTTCCTACTAATAAATGCTCTGGTATTACTGCTTTTATAACATATTTTATTAAATCCTTTTTGATTCTTTCTATTGGTATTCCACTTATGTGTTGTGTTGATATAACGATTGTGTCTATTTTTACTAATTCATCATTTGCATACATACATGTTACTTGAGTTTTTCCATCTGGCCTCAAATATGATATTGCATTCTTTTCTCTAACTTCTGTTAATCTATTAGCTAGTTTTCTGGAATAATAAATTGCTGCTGGCATTAGATTTTCAGTTTCATTACTTGCATACCCAAACATCATACCTTGATCCCCAGCTCCTAGATTTTCTTCTGTTGTTGCTCCAGCTATATCTACTGATTGTTCATGTATTTTTACATCAATTTTACAATTTGTGTAATCAAATCCAAGTGCTGGATTATCATATCCTATTTCTTTTATTACTTTTCTTGCAATTGCCTCATAGTCAACATTTGCCTTTGTTGTTACTTCTCCCATTATTAATACATATTGAGTTGTAACTGCAGTTTCTACTGCTACTCTTGAATATTTGTCTTGTTTCAAACATTCATCTAATATTGCATCAGATATTTGGTCACATATTTTATCTGGATGACCTTTTGTAACTGATTCACTTGTAATGTATTTCATATTTTATTTCTCCTTTTTTATAAAATTACTTGCATTATATATTTTTTTAAGTTATAAACTAATTATCGGTTTTCCCAATATTATAGGAGGTGATTTCATGAACGAAAAACTATTTACCGATTTGTTTTATGGGAATTATGCACCAAATGAAGACATAGGTCATTCTGAAGATTCAAAAGAGTGTGCAAACAAAATCGATGCCTTAAAAGACAAAATTCTTGATAAGATTAAAGATGACAATCTCCAAAGCCTATTTCTTGAATATGATGAACTTTTAACAGAAGCCATCGATATTTATTCTCATGATGCTTATATAGAGGGTGTTAAATTTGCCACCAATTTTCTTTTCAACTCTTTGTCTAGCAATAATTCGGTGAAAAAGTAAAAGGCCCCCCCTTACCTATTTCCCGAAATTATTTACAGAGCTCCCCTCGCCGTTCCCCCTACTGATGTTGTAGAGATTTGACGCTGGGGGCTCTGTTGCTTTATTCACGCCATCTATGTAAAATTTTATGTTATGATCCAACTGATTTTTGATTATTATTATTTTTTGTTTTACTTTTGATTCATTTAGTTTTCTATGTCTTTGTTGATGACACGATTCGCATAGAGATATCATATTTTCTATCACTAGTCTTAATGACCATTCTTCTTTTATTGGTACGATATGATGTACTGTTATTGCAGGTACTATCTGTCCAAGTTTCTTACAATCTTGACATAGATATTCATCTCTTGCTAGTGCTTTCTTTCTTGCAATTTTCCATCCATTACTCTTATAGAATGATTGCTCTTTATCATCTGTCCTATTCTGGTTATATCTTTTATTTATTGCTTTCTTTTCTTCCGCTTCTATGTACTCATGTTGTTCACAGAAGCGATTCCTTGTTAGGTTGTTACAACCTATCTTATTGCATACATGTAGTTTCTTCTGTGCCATATTTATTCCTTCTTTTCTACTTTTGGCTTATAAGGAGCGTAGCCAGATAGTGCTGCAAAACTACCTGGCTTTTTATGATATTATAAAACCAAAAGGGTATTACATATGTGTCTATGTTTTTCCCAAATTAAAAGGACACTAGATTGACTCTAGCATCCTCAAACTTGGAAAACAAAGCATAAACAGAAAAAAGAACAAGATTTCTCCTGCTCCTTCACACTACTATTGTAGCACATTTTTCAATTCAATTTCTGCCATCTTTGTGACAGATTGTACATATAAATTGTAATTTATTATTCTACCCAACCCCATATTAGTATTTTATCAAACAATCTAAATTCAGCACCATATATACGAGCCGATATTAAATCAGAACTTACTTGTGTTTCATCAATATAATATCTAACATTATAACCTAAACCTTTATAGATATTTCCATTTTCAGTTTCTCCCAAACTAATTGTAATTAATGGTTTAACTCCAAATTTCATTGTTCTTAATCTAATACAATCTATTGTTACAAATAAGATGTAGATAATTAATAAAATCATCAGTATTCTTAATATTATCTTTTTCATAAAATTAACTCCTTTTTAAATTACTATCTTCTACTTTTTTCGTAGTGCCTTTTCTATAAGAAATAATTGCACATATAATATAATAAATACACATTATAATTCCAAATGGTGTTTCTTTAATGATTTGACCTGTTTCTTGATTTCCCATATATATTAGCAATATGCCTATTAGAATACCAAGAACACTTCCCCACCATTTATTTTTATCCATAAGAAATCCAGAAATCAATAGCATTCCCAATGCTATCCATACAAAAGGATTTATCGAGCCAAATGAAGATGCTATACCCAAAAAAGTATATAAAGCCCCACCTAATACAACAGGTAAAAAATATAATATCTTTCTCATTATTGTTTCCTCCCTACAACTTGTAATTTGTTAGTTTGATGAATTTGCTTGATCTCTATCTACATCGTTAGTTATAGCAACTATAATAGTTAAAATAGTGTATATATCTTTTTCGTCTAATATTTCTATTTGATATTTATCACCTATAGATAAAAATTTTCGATTGACTAATGCAATCTCTTTTCCATAATTATTAATTATAGTAAAATTTAAGTTAAATGTACTTCCAGTAACTTTGTATAAATTGCTTAATTCATAGTCATTTTTAAACATTTTAAACTTCTTTTTTATCTGATATTTATACTCATCTTCAATATATACATTATAATGTGGCATAAAATGAAATAGTTCTTGTTCAATATATGCAACAACATTATGATTTTTATCATATATTGTAGTTTTATCTCCAATTGAAATTACTTTACTTTCTATTTCATATTCCAATTCTTCATTTTCATTGTAAATATAATATTTATTGCGTATAGAAAATAATTTTTCTTTAACAAATAATTTCATAATTTCCTCCATTAACAAATTACTACTATTTTTCTAACTTTTTAATTTTTTCTGTATCTTCTATATAAGTTTCAGTATATCCACATTCTGTACATACTGCACATTTTACCTTTCCTAAATTGTCTTTAAAAATTCCTTGTTGTGTAATCTTGATTCCGTATGCTCCACCTTCTACTTTAACATCTAAATTTTCTACCATTTCATTTTCACATCTTAAACATTTTCTCATTATTATTCCTCCCTACAACTTACTATTTACTTAAATTAAATATTGAATATACCATTAAGCCAACACCAATGCCAAAAAATATACATCCATATATTTCACTTAACTGATTTGCAAAAAATCCTACCATTCCACCACCTAAAGCACATAATATTGCATATAATAATTTTTTCTTATCCATTTAATCAACACCTCCTACAAATTACTATTCTTCAACTAATTCCATTGTTTCTATATCAGATATCTTAACGACTTCATAATTTACAAATATCGCACAATCTTCATAAAACTCATCATTATAATATCCA